TGAAGGTGGACGCATGAACGGCGTTTGCTACACTCACGACCGTAAATCCTGCCAATAAAGCGAAAACCCCACGGTGTGCAGACCGCAGGGCTTTCTAACCAAACAAAGGAGAATTTTGAATGGCTGAATCGAATTGTAGGACTTGTAGATTTTTTACAAGCCAACAGACAATGGGACTGTGCAAACGGTATCCGACTCACAACAACAAACATGAAAATGATTGGTGTGGTGAACACTTGGCAAAAGTGATAGAAGTGATACCGCTTCAGGTGTACGACATCACTACCGACCAAATCGTAGAAACCAAACGCCGTGGAAGGAAGCCTAAAAATGCTGAAGCCGTTGCGTGACCGTGTGGTGGTACGCCCCCAAGTGCGTACATTGTCTGAAATCATCTATGTGGACAACAAAGAACCCTTTAATGAGGGAACTGTGGTGTCCGTAGGCCCAATGGTGACCGAAACCCAAGCGGGTGACTTCATCAAATATGGCAACGGAGATTACTTAGCATGGCCTACCCACATGATTGACGGGCAGATGTATCAAATCATTCAAGAAGCCGATATTTGTGCGGTAGTGGAGGTTTAAATGGCTAAACAAGGGCTTTACGCCAACATCCATGCCAAGCAAGAGCGCATTGAGCGCCAAAAAGCCGCAGGCAAGACCCCAGAACGCATGAGAACGCCTGGCTCCAAAGGCGCACCGACTGCCGAAGCATTCAAACAGTCTGCCAAGACCGCCAAGAAGAAATAACATGGCAACCAAAAAACACGATAAGCCCATTGCCCACACTACTACGGGCAAAGGTAAAACGTACAATCCTACGGAAAAAGGCGCAGGAATGACCGCCAAAGGTCGTGCTGAGTACAACGCCAAAAACAACGCAAACCTAAAACCACCCGCCCCCAATCCGAAAACAAAAGCCGATGCAGGTAGAAAAGCATCATTTTGTGCAAGAATGGAGGGGGTAGTTAAAAACGCCAAAGGCCCAGCAGAACGGGCAAAGGCATCTCTTAAAAACTGGAATTGTTAAAAGGAGCTAATCATGTCTAACTCAGTCGCAACAGGCGTAGCCTATTCTGATCCCGAATTTACAACTTGCTATGCAAGCGCAGAAATTGGTTATGCAACTAGCGCTCAAGGCACAGTAACCCAACTGACCGATAAATCAACAGGCGTGACTTTGAACAAGTCTGCTGGTCGCATCACAATGAACAATGCGGCTTTGGCTGGCGCTACTGCTGTGTCATTTATATTGACCAATAGCTTAATTTCAGCTAATGACACAATGATTGTAAATATTGGAAGCAATACCACTGGTAGCGCTCTTGGTGCTTACACCACTTATGTTTCATATTTGGCTGCTGGTTCTGCTTTGATTACTTTGCGTAACTTGACTGCGTCAACTTCATATTCTGAAGCCGTGGTGATCAATTTTGCAATCATTCATGGTGCTACATGACCGTAGAGCAAATTGAAAAGCGCCTAGAGGAACTAAAAGCCACAGCCAAGCAACACGAAGCTGTGCTTTTTCAGATCAGCGGCGCTGTCCAAGAGCTAAACAACTGGTTAGCACAGGAGAAAGCAAATGCCGTTGATAGCATCAATGACCCCCAAGGCTCTTAAAGCCAACATCAAAAAAGAGATTGAAGCAGGTAAACCCGTAAAGCAAGCAGTTGCTATCGGGTATTCCGTGCAACGTGAAGCCCAAAAGGAAGCTGGCAAAAAACCGACTCCTAAAAAGAAGAAGTAAATGCCCACCCTAGCGGACATCTACAGCGCAATAGATTCTGCAAAGCGCAGGGGGTCTGACTTTGTGCGTAACCCAGGCGCAAGTCTGCAACAAATGTTGGGCTATGCCAATGACAGGGCAAGAAATCTAAACGAGCAAACAGCAGCAGCCACCCAAGAATTCATAGACACAGGCAAGCTATACGGCCCTAAAAGCGAAGCCCTAGCAATGAAGATGGCAGAGGCATACAACCCTATAGGCATGACCGTTTACCACGGTAGCCCACATCTTTTCCAAAAGTTTGACCTAGCCAAGATTGGCACAGGGGAAGGCAATCAGGCTTACGGGCGTGGTATGTATATGGCTCAATCCCCTGATGTGGCTGAAGAATATGCTAGAAATTTGTCAAATAGCGACAAAATGAACCAAGGCAGATTGATGCCTCATGCAAACGCACAAAGATTAGTGAAATTGGCTGGTGACCCACAATATGCCGCCGATGACTTGAAATTTGTTTTGGAATCAAATCCAAATCATCCGCAAGCCAAATTGTTAACGGATACACTAAATTTGATTCAAACAGGTGAATACAAAAATCCGTTAGCAAATGCTGGTAACTTTTACAAGGTTGATCTACCTGACACTCACATACGCAGAATGCTTGATTTTGACGCTAAGTTAAAAGACCAACCTATAGCAGTAAGAAGACTAGCCAAGTCACTAGGAATGGATTTAGACGACCTAGGAGGCGATTTATTGGCAATCGTGGGTAAAGGTGAGGCGGGTAAGCAAACCCTCCAAAACGCAGGAATTAGGGGCATCAAGTACCTAGATCAGCAAAGCAGGGACGCAACACAAGGTACAAGAAATTTTGTAGTGTTTGACCCCAACAATCTGACAATTCTTGAGCGCAATCAACAGCCTATAAAATAAGCAAAATCAACAACTTATTAAAAAAAACAAATGGGCGCACCAATTGGTAACATGAATGCATCAAAAGGCGTAATGTTCAAGGACAAACTACGCCTAATTTTGACGCAGGAACCGCACCGCCTAAGAGCTATTGCAGACACCCTAGTAAAGAAAGCAGAAGAAGGTGAACCTTGGGCTGTAAAGGAAATCATGGACAGGATGGACGGTAAAGCCCACCAAGCTGTAAGCGTAGAGAACGCAGACGGTTCACCCTTACTGTCAGGCATCCAAGTCACATTCATCAAGCCCGAATGAGCGATGTCCAATCTGCAATAGCCAATGCAGAATTCCCCATCAAGCTAGAAGGCTTGTTTAAGAAAAGCCGTTACAAGGTCTTACACGGCGGCAGGGGTGGAGCAAAGAGTTGGGGTATAGCTAGGGCGTTACTCATCTTGGGAGCAAAAAACCCCGTCCGCATTCTGTGCGCCCGAGAGTTTATGACTTCTATGAGGGATTCGGTACACAAACTGCTTTGCGACCAAATCGAAAGCCTGGGACTGCTGAACTTTTATGAAACTACGCAGGCAAGCATCAGAGGCAAGAACGGAACAGAGTTTGCGTTTGTCGGCCTCAAGAACAACGTAGCAAACGTCAAATCCTACGAAGGCATAGACATCTGTTGGGTAGAAGAAGCCCAAACCGTCAGCCGCTTAAGTTGGAACATTCTGATTCCGACCATCCGCAAGGCAGGTTCAGAGATATGGGTGAGCTTTAACCCCGAGCTAGAAACGGATGAAACCTACCAAAGGTTTGTAGCCAACCCTCCTGAAGACTGCATCACCATGCGGGTGAACTGGTACGACAACCCGTGGTTTCCCGACACCCTGCGGATGGAAAAGGATGCCCTAAAGCAAAGGGACGAAGAAGCCTACAACCAAGTTTGGGAGGGTTTGTGCCGCCAAACCGTAGATGGGGCTATCTTTGCCAAAGAAATGCAAGCCGCCGAAAAGGATGGGCGCATCACTAGAGTGGCCTATGACGCTACCAAGCCCGTACACGCCGTGTTTGACCTTGGATGGTCTGATAGCACCGCCATTTGGTTTCTACAGTTTGTGGGCATGGAAACCCGCCTGATTCGCTACCTAGAGGGCAGTCAGCAGACTATGAGCTACTACCTAGCCACTATGCAAACCTTTGGCTATGTCTATGACACCATTTGGTTGCCCCATGACGCTGAGAACAAAACCCTAGCGGCGGCAGGGCGCAGCATTGACGACATTGTTAGAGGCGCAGGGTATAAGACCCAAATCCTGCCTAGAGTGCCAATTGTGGACTCCATCAACGCTGCCAGGACAATATTCCCGACCTGTTGGTTTGACCGTGAACACGCTGCAGACGGCATTACCTGCTTGCGCCACTATCGCTATGACGTTGACCCCGATACAAAGCAATTCAGCCGTAGTCCCTTACACGATCATTACTCACACGGGGCTGACGCATTTAGATACATTGCGCTTATGATTAAAGAACCCCCAAAACGCAAGCCTAGAGCGCGGACTGATATGGCAGTCGGATGGATGGGCTAACAGGAGTAAATATGGCATACCAAGACCCTACAAACAACAAAATAGCCGAGGCCATGAAGTTTTGGCGTTTGGTTAATGACGCTGATTCGACCAACCGTGCCGAAGCCCTGCAAGACATTAAGTTTGCCGCTGGTGACCAATGGCCCGTTGAGATTCAGAATAGCCGCAATCTGGAA